CGGGGGTCATGGCTGGGTACTTTCTGCAATTGGGTAGTCGAGTAGTCCGCCCAGCATGACGTGGTGACGGCAAGCGGCATTGAGGCCATGCCATTCCTCAAGAGTCGGTTGCCTCCATTCCCTGGTCGGGTGCGTCCATCCCTCGTCGCGGTAGAATAGGGAGGTAGCCTGTCCGCCGCACTTCTCGCACCGCGTCATCATCGGCGTGGTTCCGTCCACACGCTCGATAGTCACCAGCGACCAGCCGCATTTGCATGCCCAGCGATTGAGTCGCGGCTCCAAAAGCCTCTTGGCCGCTGGGAATGGCAGTGCGTTGTGGCGCCGAAAGGATCGTCCTGGGCTACTCATATACTTCCCCTCTCCGTCCCATCGGACATGATAACCGTGACCACATGATGATCCTGCCGCGAATCCATACGGATGCGCAGGTGGCTATACTCGTTCTCATATTCCGTCATCACGTGCGTCCCTGGATCGGTGTAGGTGGCGGTCAGCCGCCAGCCCAGCGATTTCAATTCATGGGCGCTGATCCTGGCAGCGGTGAACAGGTCGAGCAGGATGCAATACTGGAGCCTGTCGGCATCGTCACTGGAGGCGTACTTGGTGCTCATCGTCCCACCGTCAGCCGATGCCCGGTGAGCCAGCAGATGAGGCGGGTCATAGGGACTCCAGGGCGGTAAGGGCTTCGTCGAGCGCCTCACATCGGTCAGCCGTGGTCGGGGATAGCTCGGTGTGGCGCAGCAGGAAACACGCCTCCTTGGCCCTTTTCGCCACCGCAATCAACTTGAGCACGGTGCCAGGGTCGTAGGCGGCGATGAAGGCGGTGTCAGCGTGGCTATTGCATCGCGCTAAGATCAGTCGATTGCCTGGCTCATATGGCGCCTTGACTGAGGTATGGTCCTGGTCGTACGGTCCTGCCGTCGCCTTCTCCGCGAGCCCGGCCAATTCGTCGAGGGTCATGCTCCACCCACCTTCGCCAACGATTGGCAACGAATCACCGCAGACTTGATGGCCTGGTTGATCTCAACGCGGCAGCGGGCGCACATGTCGTAATTCCACAGGCCGCCGTTTATGCCGTCCTCCGGGCAGTGTAGCCTAATCGGCTTTACCGCGAACTCCCATGAGCTTCCGCCTAGTTCGCCGCATAGATCGCATTTTAGGACGATGCTCATGACTTCTCCCCTGTAGTAGCTCTGGCGATGGCAGAACGGGCACGTACCAGCGCCTCGCTAAAATCATTATTCGTATCGGCAAGATCCCGCAGCGCCGCCAGCAGGGCATCGCGATGGGCGGTCAATGCCTGCACGGTGGGCGACATGGCGAGGGCCCTGAGCACCAGCTGCGCATTGGCTTCGTCGGTCGATGTCGGCTGAAACGTGCCGCGCCGATGGAAGATCGCCAGGGTGACACCGCGGCTCTGGAGAGCGCTGCCTTCGGCGGTCCAGGGAAGTGGGCTGTGGTCGGTCATTCCGGCCGTACCGCCTTCCCCGTGAGCGTGACAGGTCCTTTGCAGAATGGGCAGCACACCGGATCGCCACGATCGATCTCGCGCTCCGTGCTATCGGTGCCCTTCACCTTGCAGCGGTTGACACAGTCGTAGGTCAGCGTGTCGACGGTGTCAGACTCGCCGGTGCAGCATGGGCCGCACAGCTCCAGGCCGTGGAAGCCCCACGGCTGGAGCAGACGGCAGTCGCAGGAGTCGCAGTTGGTCTCGCTCACGACGCCGCCTTCCGCATCGCCCGATCAGTCAGCCACTTGGGCGGATTGATCGGCACGATATCAGCCGGCCCATTGGGCCACTCGTTCTTCTCGATGCACTCCTGGAGCCGCAGAAGATCGAACTCGGTTTCATGCCACCCGGCTTCCAGGTACGTCTCGGACATCTGCACGATGCCGACCCGGAACGGCTCTTCCTTCTCGGCCACCATCAGGAAGTGCGCCGTCTCGCCGACATCGGGCGACTGGAAGAGCACCCAGCCGTCGAGAGCAGCCTGGCGGTGGTAGCCGTAGTTGTAGATCGGCTTGCCTTCCTGCGGGCCACCCGGATCGCTCTCATTGAACCAGTCCGACCAGTCGGCGGTGGTTTTGAGGTTGACGCTGTACTTCCTACCCTCGGACAGGGCGCAGGGTTCGAGCGAGAGCCAATCAGGACGGGACTGCAACCCCGTGCCGTACTTGGTCGTCGGCTTGCGCACCGTGACCTGGGACTTGATGCGCGGATGGATCAGGACCGGATAGAGCGGATGCGCCAGGATGGCCGCGTGCAGCCGCTGCATCATCTGCCACTCGTCCCAGGAGATGACGCCCTTGCCCTGGCAGTGGGCTTTCTTCCAGTCCTTGCCCACGGTGGTGGCGAAGGACATCCCCTCGGGCTTGATGACGTACTCGGCGTCGAACTGCTCGACCGAGACGGTCACCAGGGTGTCGATGGCGCACCCAAGGCGCAGGGCGTCGGTCTGCTCTTCCTTCGGTATCTCCTTGGTGATGTACCTCTTGCGGTAGTAGAGAGCGCCCTTCTCGTTCAGCGACTTGAGCTTGGACGACGAGGCGCAGGCGTTGTCGTGGTAGGCCTCGTTGGCTTCCCCGAAGATCAGGAGAGAGTCGCTCATGGTGCCACCGCCTGGTCGTCTGCCACCACGCTGCCGTCCTCAATCAGGACGCTGACCTCTTCGCCGTTCCCGACCCGCTCCACCCAGACCTGGCTGTCCTTCTCAGCAGCCATCTTGGCGATCAGGGCCATGTTCTCGTCGTCGAGCAGGCTACCATCGCGGATCAGGACGACCCGCAGCTTCGGGTTGAGCGCCAGGCCCATGGCCACGCTGACGCGGAGTTGCTCAGCGGAGCTCGCCTGGCTGAACGGCACGCCCTTGAAGAGCACCCCGGTGTCGTTGAAGGACAGGCCTTCGACCGGGAACGCCACCTTGGCCATGGCGTCCTTCTTCTGCTGATCGATGACGTTGATCGCCGCCGTCAGCTCCTGCCACCGTTCCATGCACTTCTCGACGTAGGCGTTCTGCTCCTTCTGGGCGAGGTTCTCGCGCACCTTCCGATTGATGATGTCCACCTTGCTGATCCGTTCGAGCAGCTCGGCGACAGGCTTCTCGCTGATTCCGTTGACCTGATCGGTGAGCGCCTCGGACTCCTTGGCGGCAGCAAGCGCCTTCTCGTTCTCCTGGGTGACCAGCAGTTCCGTGGCCGTCTTGACGTTCTCCATCATCGTGTCGATCTCGGTGGCCAGCGGGGAGAGCATGGGACGGATCTCGGCCAGACGCTTCTCGAGGCGCTCGACTTCCTCCCGCAGCGATTGCTGACGGGACTGCGCCTCGGCGATGGTCCTGGTGTATCGCACGATCTCGGGTGTCAGCCGGCGACCCTCCTTGATCGCCTGGACGTGGCCACGCAGGTCAATCGCCTGCTGACTGGCGGCGTCGGCCTGGCGCTGCATCTCCAGCCGCTTGGCGTTGTGCTGCCGCGCCTCTTCGACCTGGGCGATGATCTCGTTCGCGCTGACCTCTTCGGCAGGCACATCGGGATGATGCGGCATGGCGTCCCGCTGCGCCTTCCTGGCCTGTCCGTCGCGCCCGACCTGGGTGCGATCGTCGGCCAGCGTCAGCCGCTTGGCGTCCAGGGCCCTGAAGTCGAGCCCCACCAGGGTGGTGAGCGTCTCCAGTTGCTTCTTCGGATCCATCCGGCTGAACGCCATCGGGTCGAAGGTGATGCGTCCCACGAGGTTATCGAGCAGGGTCTGGGGCGACTTGTGCTTGTTGCCGTCCTTGCCCTTGACCACCAGGGCGGTCCCACCGTCCTTGGCGAAGGTGCGCTTCACCACGAGATCGCCGAGATCGACGATGATCTCGCCCGACTCGGCGCCTTCGCGCAGGGGGCGGTCGCAGAAGACGGATTGGCCACCCAGGGCCATGGTGATGGAGTCGAGCAGGCTGCTCTTCCCCTGGGCATTGCGACCACCCACGACGACCATGTTGCCATCGGGGGTTATGTCCACGGCCTTTAGGCGCTTCACGTTCTCGACGTGTAGGGCGACGATTCTCATGACTGCTTCCCTTCCTTCACCGACACCAGCATTCCGTGGAAGGCGGTCAGATCAGCCGGCTTGACGCTGGCGATCGTGTGGACCTGGAACGTCTCCATGACCGCCATGACATCCTCGTCCTTCATGGTCTTGGCCAGGGCGACGCACATCTCGACGGTGACGGCGGCGGGGATGGTCTGCTGCTTGCCGTCGCCGGTCGCCTGGTCCTTGGTGAAGCGGGCAGCCGGGTTGGCGTCGGGATGCTTGGCATCCATCGCTGAGCGCCAGGTGGTCTCGCCGTCCTTGATGGCCGCATGCAGAGCGCGCAACTCGACCAGGTCGGCCGGGCTGAGCTTGTCGAGATCGGCGCCGATGTACTTCTTGAGGTCGACGACGCTGACGTTCAGCGCGGCGAAGGCGTCGAGCAGCTTCTTGCGAGCGGCATCGGGATCGGCCGCGTCGCGCTTCTTCTGCGTCTCGACGACCACGTCCATGCACTCGTCGATGAGGTCGCCGGGGACCAGGCGCAGGGCCAGGGTGCGGATCGCCTTGGAGAGCAGCGCGTTCTTCTTGTTGAGCAGATCGTCCTCGGTGGCGCGCAGGATGAACACGCGGTCGCCCTTGCTGTTGAAGCGCTCGCGGATGACCTCGTCTCCCTGCTTGGCGTTCCTGCGCTCCACCGTCTTGTCGATGGTGACGCTGGTGGTATAGGGCACGTTCGCCTCGAGATCGGTCACGCTGACCTGGATGATGCGCTTCTCGTCGTCGTCGTAGGTGGTGGTCTCATCGATGACGATGTTGCCCATGCAGCGGACGGCGGCCTCGGCGAAGCGGATCGAAGGGCCGACCACGCCCTTACCGATCGGCTTGTTGTAGCGGGCGACCTCGGCGAAGGACGGACGACGGCACTCCTTCAGGAGGAGCTCGCGGGCGCGGTCCATGTCGCGCGGACGGCTGATGGCGACGGTGTAGCGCGCCTCGACCAGGGCCTTGGTCTGCGAGGCAGCAGCTGATGCGGCGGTCTCGTTGGTGCGGTGGACGGTGGGAAGCATGGGGCTTTGCGGAGTGTTCATGGGGTGCTCTTGGTTCCGGTGGGGTTGGTGATGACGCGGCACTCAGCGATGCCCGCGCTGATGCGGTCGAACATCGCATTGCGATCACCCGTCACGACGGTGAGCCGCAGGGCAAGCAGATAGTTGTTCAGGGCTTCGACGCGCCGGATCGCGCGCGCATCATCACTGACGAGCGTGCCGCGCATGTCGGTCGGATTGCGCGCCATCAACTCGGCTAGCAGATCTTCAAGCTTTTCTGCCAGCTGCGTTGACGTTGGGATTGGAGGGATTAGATTCTGTGCGTCCATGGCGTGTGCTCGCTGTGGTGGGGACCTAGCCTTTTGCAAAGGCTAGGTCTATTTATTGAGTGAATCGAGATATGCCTGTGCGGCTTCTCTCTGCTGAGGATTGGTCGATGTCGCGACGATCGCCTGACAGATCTCTGTCCTGACCTTGATCAAGTTCTCGCGCGTCCGCTGATTCTTGAAATTGCCCTTGGCTGCCGATCGGAGCATCTTGCGCGCGAGTCCCGTCGGCTTGCGATCGGGGAGCATCTTGGCGATGGTCGCGGGGATATTGAGGCGTCGGCGCATTGGTGCGTTCCAGTTGAGCGAATGCCCAGGTTTCAAAGTCAGGGGACATAGATCTGGGCGAGGTTCAAACAGTCTTGAGCATAGCGCCGAGCCGCTGCTGAGTGATCATGCCGTAGCCCCGAATGATAGGCGCCCAAAGCGCTGCGCCAGTTCCGCGTGATCGCGTATAGATGTGCAAGCCAACGGCGGACGATACTCTCCGCATAGACGGGATCATGACCCGCTTGCCACGGATCCGCGTGGAGATCATGTAGTAGCGCTCGCGAAATTTGCCACGCGGACATATCCGGCCCCAGCCACTGAGGCGTACCAGATGCCAGGTGCCCGCGCCAGACTGAGCCGGTCTCGTGCATCGCGACAGCGGCAATGATCGCATCAGGTACATCTGGTCCTCCAACGAGTGTCAGGGTGGCGACGATGGCCGGTAGGGCGATCATCGGGAGAGCGGCTCAAGCAGCCAGGCGATTAGTCGGCGGAACATGGCGTCTCCTAGAACAGGGTGAGATGATTGAGCGCGTCAGGAGAAATGAATAGGACGAGATCGAGAGCAGCCAGCACGAGGAAGATGGCGAGGAGGGCGATGGCAACGTAGAGCCAGGGGTCAACGGGTTGCATATGCCTTCCGCTTCTTCTCGAACTCACCCGCCGCCTGACGCTGCGCACGAATGGTCGGACGTGCGGGGAGGATCGGCTTGGTTGAGGCGGTGATCTTCGGCTCGTAGTCGGTGAGGGTGTGGCGCATGGCAGGACCTTATGCGACCGTCCCGGTACGTCAACGACTTTCCGCAGCTTTCGCTTCGCGCCTTGCTTTTGCCGCTGCTTTGCGCGCCTTCACGGCATTCGACACGGCCTTTCGCTTCTCTTCATCGGTCTTGCCTTTCCACCTGGCCTCGTTGCCACGACGGGAGAACTCGGCCAGGGTCATTGATTTATTGGTGGTGTTCATGGCGGCACGCTACTGTCCCGGTACATCGTTGACAAGTAGAAACGTCCCGGTATTGGTTCGGGCATGCTCTGCCTCATCACCGACCACAACACCTTCACTGCAGAACCGAGGTCCGACGCGTCGAACCCGGTTCTCTGCGCCATGATCGATTCGATGTACCGGATCCACTGGAACAGCAGGATCGACAGTAATCCGAAGTTCTTCATCGATGAGGAGACACTGGAGTCGCTTGAGGTAGAAGCGGAGCGGAACGATCAGTACTTCGGCGATGCGCTTCTCAGGCAATTCATGGGCGTCCCCGTCTACATCGTGCAACTTGGAACCAAGCCATGACCATCCGCCCCATCCCCCTCGACGGCCTGAACCGCATCCATCAGTTCCTACTTGATCGTCGCGTCTCTGGCCCAGATCCTTACCACGATGCGACCATGTCGGACGTCAAGCAGTTGGCCGAGCAGATCAAGTATCAGCACGACGAAGAGCCCGGCTATTTCTGCGGCATGTGCGGCAAGCGCGTTGTCGGTGGTCTTTGCCCGCATCTTTCTCGCGGCAAGGTTGATGCCGGTGTTCGCCTGCTAACTGGCGATCATGTCGGTGCGACCGCTGCCGAATGGGACGCCCTGGAGATCGTCCAGCTCCGGGAGATGGTGAAAGCACGAGACGAGGAAATCTCGAAGATCCTGAACAAGGGCGAAGACTTCGTGAGAGTTAGCAAGCAGGACCTGGCCGAACTGGAACTGCTCGGCCACCGCTGCGGCGTCAAGGCCGCACAGCGATACACTGATGCCATCAAGGATCGTCTCGACGAGAATGACCACAGGATCGCCGAGCTTTGCCGTCGATTCAATCAGGAGGTCTTCACCCATCGCGAGACCAAGGCCGCATTGCAGAAGCAGATGGAGCTAACCCAGAGTATCGAAGCGGATTACAAGAAGGAGATCGCTAGGCTCAAGGAGCCGCGTCTGATTTCCCTGGATCACCTGAAGGAGCGACAGGTGGTGGTCGCGGAACTCAACGCGCTAAGCGCCAGGGTGAGCGAGGGGAGGCTGTAGACATGCCTGACTTTATCATTGAATACCCAGTCGATACCAAGGTCACTGATCAACCAAGTGAACGCTTTCGCTGGCTCGTGTCGGCCATGGTCGAGGCCAGCCTGAATGTCCCCATGCTCGTCTACGCTCACCACGACGAAGGACAGGTCCGCACACCCAAGGGCCTGATGTGGCGCGATCGTGTCAACGTCGGAATGTCGCCAGGTTGCCAGCACTTCGCGTTCAGTGATCGCGGTATTATGTTCATCGACTTCGCGAGGGACACATAAGCGAATCACGCCATAACGTTACCAAAAAACGTAGGGAGTCGAACTAATGGGCAGTTTACCGTCAGCAACCTCACATCTCGAAGCCGAGGCCATCGCTCTGATCAACAGCCTCACCGCGCTGTGGGGCCAGCTCGACGCGGCCGAGACCCGCCACGTCGAGAGCGATCCGCTCAGGCGCAGCACGCTGTCCCGGATCAAGCACGTCCAGGAGACCAATGGCGTATTCATGGCCATCCGCCAGCTTTTCCACATACCTGAAAATGTCAGGGTCTCCGACTTCCCGCAATGGCTGGAGCAGGCGATGCAGATCCAGAAAGATCGCATGTTCGCCGAGTGGCAGGAGCGGCTGGCGAGGAAGCGCATCGAGGCGCCGATGGAGCAGGACTTTGAGCCAGACAACTTCCTGGTCCATGGTGGGGAATGAGACATACCATAGAACAGATCCAGGCAGTCGTACGCCGATCTATCAAGAGAGATAGGAAGCCGCGGAAGAACGACGGATCGGTCTACGTCGACCAGAGCGGGACTGCTGGGACTCCAGAGTACAAGGCGTGGTGGGCGGCGAGGAAGAGATGCGCCGATCCCACCGATTTGGCCTTCTCCGATTACGGTGGTCGTGGCATTCGCATGTGCCAGGAGTGGATTGATTCGTTCGCCAGCTTCCTTTTGTCTGTTGGACCACGGCCGAGCCCAGGACATTGGATCGACCGCGAGGACAGCAATGGCAATTATGAGCCCGGGAATTGTCGATGGATCCCAATGCCGATGAGCAACCGGAACAAGAGGAACAACGTCATCCTGACTGCGTTCGGTGAAACCAAGTGCGAATCAGAGTGGGCCGATGAGTTCGGCATGGGTCGGACCACCTTGCGCGCGCGGCTGAAGACCGGCATGGATCTACATATCGCTCTCTGTCTTCCGAAACAAAAGTACGAAAGGAAATCACCATGCCCGTAGACATGGACCACGACTGGCACATGCACCCCAAGGACTTCCCTGATGAGCATTCGCGCAAGATGCACATCGGCAACATCTGCATGGGGATCTTGCACACCAGGTATCCCGCGCCCAAGGGATCGCTGTCCGTGGTGACCCAGGAAGCGATCGTGAAGTACGGGCCGAGGTTGGGCACTCAAATCGACAATATGTTCAGAGACTGCTGCGAGACAGGAAGGAGCATCCACTACAAGGTGCTGTGGGCGCCGGATGGTTCACCAGTCATCGAGCCGATGAACAAGAAGATCATCATGCCCACCGATCTCGACACGTTCGAGATCGCCAAGAAGAACGCCGAGCGGAACTAGGGCAGACGGACAGCTGTTATGCTGCCATCTATAACCGGACTTCCCGCCGCATACGTCAGATTGCATGTCAAGAACTCGCTGGTCGTGGCGCTGATGTTGACCACCTGGGGATCGATGGTCATCACGAAAAGACCGTTGGCGAGCAGCGACAGCGCCGACTGTTGCACCATCGTGGTGCCGCTGGTTCCGGTCGCTGCCGTGCCGACCGGGCAGGATGCCTGCATCGTGCTGCCGGCGGTCAGTCCGGTAGCGCCACCATGAATGATGACCTTGCCGCTGACAAGCCACTTGCCTGCCGTGAGCGAGACGCTTCCGACGTTGCCAGTGGCCGTGGTCAGTCCGGCTGCAACTGCGGAGAATGCGCCGGTGATCGTCTCGCCGACGGCACCGACCGTGTCCGCAGCAGCGTTGTTGCGGCCATAAAGAATTGGACCGCCAAAAGTATTCGCAGCAGGATTTGCTCCAGGGGCGGTTATGATGCCAGTGGGATCTACGTGAAACTTGGATACGCTAGCGGTTTGGAGATCAAGCAGATACGATCCCGCACCACTGGCCGTGTTGGTGATATTGACCTTTTGCCCGACAAAGACCTGCGCACCATTATTCCAGGTGCCAGTGACATTGAGGAGGGCCTGTCCGTTTGCGGTCTGAGTCTGCGGTGTGATATTCACGCCATAATCGTTTACCTCGAAGATCAGGGCATTTCCGGTTCCTGGCTGAGTAGAGGTGCCCGCTGATGCGCCGGTGTTCAGATAAAGCCGGATGCCATTTCCAGATCCCACCGATCCACTATGTCCTGACTGAAGCCAATGGGCAAAGCCCTTGCCGGCTTGTCCAAACTCCATTTTCATCTGCGAGACGACACCGGAATAGGTGCTGTTGTCGCCATTCTGAGCATCGAATGCGGCACTCCCTGCTGTTACAGCGGTTGCAGTATAAGATGTACCTTGACCGCTTGACGTAAGTGTGGTGAACGCACCGCTCCCGGCTGCCGTTCCACCAATAGAGCCAGGAGAGGCGAATGTCGCCCCACCGAGGCTTGAAGCATTTAGGTTAGCGACGTTGGTGGTGCTGGTCACCGCAAGCGGCGCGGTGCCAGTTGCCACGTTGCTGATGAGCTGCGTTCCGGTGACTGTGCTGCCGCCGGTGATCGCGCCGCCAATGCCGGCGCCCCCGATCACAACCAATGCGCCAGTCCCAGTCGTGGTGCTGGCAGTGGTGTTGCTGACGGTCGTGATGGCGCTGAAGGTCTTGGCACCGCTGACGGTCTGTGCCAAGCCAAGCGTACCCACCGTATCGGCGCCAGTGATGTTGGGGAAGCTGAGCGTCTGGCTTGTCGTCTGAGCCTCGGATAGCGTCAGGATCGTCGAAGCCGTGGCACCACTGGGCAGGAACCGAATCTGCTTTGATGGTGTGGTCACATCGTTGATCGACACTCCGTTGGCATAGTCCACGTTCAGCACGGCGGTCGGCGTGGCGCCTACGTCGATGTTCACGGTCCCGGTTGCACCGACTGCGCCCACATCCAACAGGTTGTCGGACGAGTAGAGGTAGCCACCATGCGCCACGGTAAACGGTGCAATGCCGCCGGCTGATCCGTTGATGCCGAAGTCGACGTAATGAGTGGAGGCGGTGCCGTCGTTTGCGGTCGCCGTGAAATCGGTGCTCGCCGAGCTACCGGAGCTCAGGTTCTGAAGCTGAAGCTCGAAGTAGTTATTGATGCTGCCCTGGTAGAAGGCCGCCTCTTGGGTGCCGGGCGGGATAATCGCCGGGGTCGCACCGACTGCCGTCACTCCGGTATCATCGACCTGGAATATCACCGCGCCCTGGTTGTTGATCTGCTGCTGGTAGATGTGCGGCGTGGTGTAGATCACCGCCACCGCCGTGCCGCTGGTGTATGCAGTGCAGTTCCATCGATAGAGTCCTGGCACCACGAAGGTCAGCGCGGTCTGCGTGGTGGTGTAGGTCCCGATGTTCGTCCAGTTCACGTTGTCCGTGCTGAACTGGAATACCAGGGTCGCCGAGAAGGTGCCGGTGATCGAGTAGGTCCCGGTCATCGCCGGGTTCTGCCCCCCGGTCAGCGGTACCGCGACGCTGGTGGTCGCGCTGGTGAAGCTGGTGCTGACCGTGGCGGCCGGCGCCAGCGATGTCAGGAGAGCTAGGAGGAGGATCGAGAGGTTACGCAACATTGTGGAGTTCCTTCTGTAGGTAAAGGCTGACAGATGAGGCATAGTTGGCGAGCTTGTGATCTTGGAGCGCCTGACCGTCGACATCGGCGAGGAGGTACCGTGCCTCTTCGCGCATCATGCGATTGAAGCCGAACAGGTTGCGGAACCAGTTGCGGGCATCGCTGGTGGCCGTGCCATCATCCAGGAGGTGCAGCAGGCCGTCGACGTGGTGGTAGTTGATGTTCGGGACGCGCGGGACGATGTCGTAGTGATGGACGACGCGGGTGGTCTCAATGGCCATTTTGTTGTACTGGGCCACGAAGGCGTCGTCACCGACCCGTGGGCTGCCGAAGGTCACGCAGGACACCTGGCGCCCGTAACCCTGGTGGACCATGTCGGAGGCATAGAGGGTGGCCAGGCCCCCCCCCAGGCTGTGGCCGACGACCAGGATGGGCTTGTCGCCTTCGTTGACGACGATCCTGTCCCTGACGCTCCCGTAGGCGCTCAGGAAGCCACTGTGGACCCGCGAGTCGTACCATTCGGTCTGGATGATCTGGGCATCAATTAGCATGTCCCGGATGCTTGAGGTCCCCTTGAATCCGGCGAGGTCGAACTGGTCACCGCGGGCGATGAAGCAGCGGGTGTCGGTCTCGATGGAATCGAAGCACTGGACCCCCGTGAATCCCAGCCTCCCCAGGCGGTCCGTGGCGTCCCCGTCTTCCAGGTAGGCGATCTGGGAGAAGAGGACGCATCCGGCAAGACTTGGCCATGCAGTCACGTCTTCGTGGCTCCTGGGGCAGCGGGTGGGGAGGGGGGTGGGTACATCGTGGCGATGATGTGCCCGGCCTTGCCGCAGACGACGATCGCGATGGCCGCGATAGCGCCCCAGTGGGAGTCCTGGCCGCAGGCCGCCTGGACCTGGCTGGCGACCACCTGGGCGATTCCCAGGACGGTCACGATCTGGGAGAAGGGCAGCGCCTTCACGGGCTCACCGGAGCGGCTGGGGGCGTGGCTGCGGCCGCGGTTGCCGTCCCGTGGGCGACCGCTGCAGCCGTCTGGTCGGAACTGCTGGCCCTGGTGGTGGCCGCGACCAGGTGGCTGGCGGCGGCCACGCTGGCGGTGACCAGCGCCTGCTGATCCGGCGGCAGGGCGGCGGTTGCCTCGGCATGCGATGCCGCCATGTCGGTGGCGCCGACCTGGATGGCAGCCACCGCGTCGGCCGCGCCAGCCGCACCCAGCGTCCCGGTCAGGGCGGTCTGGATGGTCGGCGCGAAGGTCTTGGCGAGACCGGCGACCACCCCGATGGCGATGGCCTGCCCGGTCGCGCTGGGAGTTGCTGAGGTCTGGGCGGCCTGGGCAGCCTTGATGCCCTGCTCGGCGAGCTCTACCCCTGCACCGATGGCGGGCGCCAGAGCTGGATCGGCTGCGCTGGCGATGGCGCCGGCGATCGGCAGGGCGACCGCGGCGTCTTTCTCGACCTCGGCCAGGACCTGATCGGCGGTGGTGGGATCGCCATCCTTCGAGGTCTGCTCGGCGATGGCCTGCGACTCGGCCGCTGCCTTGGCCGGGTCGTTCAGGATGTCCTGGACGGACGGGACTGGGAGGTCGCTCATGGCGTGGCTTTCCCGGCCTTGGCCGGCGCTGTGGGGTTGGTAGTGGGGAGAACAGGTGGCACCAGATCGTGACCCATGGCGTGGCCTATGGACACACACTGGAGCATGATCTGCGTCACGGCTGGGCTAGGCGGCAGGGTGGCCGCGTAGTTGAGCGCGGTCTGCGCGCTGTTGGCCACATCCTGATCCCGTGTTGCCGGCACGCAGCTGGCGAGTGAGATGAGCAGGCAGGCGATGAGGGCGATCTTGATCACGGTGGTCTCCTAGTGGGGAGGGTGATAACCGGGGAGTGGGGTCTTCCGGGGTGTGTCGTCGACCAGGCACTTGCGCTCTTTCAGGGCTCCGAGCAATTGGCGAAACAGGCCAGTCTGCTCGCGCGTTTCTGCGGTGAGAACCGACATCACATCATTGCCCTTGGCAATGTGGCTAGTGAGGATGTCAGTCTTCTCGGCCTGAACGGTGTCGAGCCGATGGCTCAACGACTTGACCAGGTTGAATAGAAATCGTCCGAAGATGAAGACCACCACCACCAGGAGCACAAGGAGGGTGGCGACGATGCCGCCGACCTTCCAGACTTCTGCGGTGATGCTTGCAAGCGTTGCGGGATCCATGAGTGGCTCCATGATCAGCGTGGCGACGACTAGTTGAAGGTGAGACCAGTTGAGTAGGCGGAATTGATCGTCATGACGTCCCATACACCAGCAACGGTGCAGCTCAGCTCCACGCCGATGTTGATGGTCGTGATGTCCAGCGGCATATTCACGTTCGAGCACCCGAATATTTTATCAGCCGCCTGCGGTTGCATCCGCAGTGTAAACGCAACCTGGCGACGAAACCGCAGCTTGATGCCTGGCTGCGCCACCGGCAGGTTATAAATGCATAGGCCGCCACCATAAGTAGAGGTGAATGTCCAGCCATTCTGGCTGACGTTGATCGTATGCGTAAAGTCTGCCGTCTGATAGACCTTGCTCGTTCCAATCAGGCCATTGAGCTGATACGGATACGCATTCGCCCAATATTCTGCGCCATTGATGACACCCGGCTGAATCTGATTATCGAGATCCAGCGTGGCATAGAGCGCGGATGCTGCGACTTCAGTGGCCGGAACCGCCGTCGATCCCCATTGAATCGGCCAGGTATCGACCAGACCGACATTGTTCTTCATCCGGCACAGATTAGGAATATGGAAGAGGCGGATGATGCACGACGATGACGTTCCGCCGTCGAGGCTGAAACAGTCGCTGTTCAGAATGATGACCTCAGTCGGGCTTGAGATCGGATACCCCGTCTGTGTCGTCGCGAAATTATTGACAGCGGTCATGCTGCCCGTCTCGCCGCCAAATCGGCACGCATCGATAAGCACAGCGCCAGTGCGGCCTCCATTCACATAGACGGTCGAACTGTAATAATTATTGATCCACGCCGTTTCGGTGTAGATTCCGCGCGCGCTCGGGACGAGGAGGATCCCTCGCATCACCAGGCGACCATAGTTGTTGATCGATGCCTGCTGGTTTGCCGTGGGGGTTCCGCTGCTGATCCAGCAATTATCCAGCACGCAGTAGTCACAGGCATTGTTGTTCAGCACCACGAAGCAATTATAGAATATGCATCCGGTGATGGTGACGATCGATGACTGGCAGGTATTGTCGATGGCCGTGGCGCAATTGAGGAAGATGCAATTGCGGATCGTCAACTGACCGGAGTTGACATTGTTGTTATTGAGCTGGATCGCCGAGCCGCCGATGAAGGAGATGCCGTCGATGAGCAGGCGATATCCCGGACCAGGAGAGCTCGGCGCGAAGACATATCCCCCCATCGAGGGGATGATTTGCGCGCGATTGCCGCGGATCATCAGATACGAATAGTAATTGATCGTCGAGGAAACCTTGTAGAGCCCCTGCGGGAATATCACCTCGGGATAATTGCCATCATAAATGGCGGTATACAGCGTCGATACCGTAATGGCATTCGCCCAGGTGATCGCTGCCTGGATGGCCGCCGTATCATCGGTGATTCCGTTGCCCGTCGCGCCAAACTGCTTCACATTGACCAGTTGGTTGACCGCCAGGAGATTGAATCGGCCAGTAACGACTCCTGCAACCTGGATGATGGAACCGCCATTGTCGACCCTGGTGTCTGCCGAATTCCAGACATACACCGACTGTCCACCGTCGGCGGCAGCGGCATATCCAGCGGTCGCAATGAGGATTCCTGCGAGCGTCGGCTGAGTGGCAAGACGCAACGAGGCGACATTGAGGACTTGCTGCTCGACGCCAAAGATCGCTGCGGCTGCGGTAAGTGACGTCGCCTGTACAACTGGCTGCATCGCTGTCGAGATCGGTACGCCACTCGTTGGTCCAGGGGTGACGATGGCGTTACCAGCCGAATCGTAGGCCTGGAAGAGATTGGCGCGCTGGGATGCCGACGGGAGTAAGGTCGTCGTTCCCTCATTGATCGGGATCCGGATACTCTGTGCAATCTGCGTGGCCAGCGCCTGGATGCTCATCGTGTCGAGATCGAACTGCTGCTCGACGCTCGTCGGATCATAGCTGCCCTGGTTCTGGAGATCGGTGTCCTGGACCGGGTTGGGATTGCGGAACAGGATGACGTTGTAGCCGGCGGTGATATTGCCGCCGTTGAAGGTGACGGTACCGCCCCCGGGATTGGCCAGACCGGCAAGGGTGTAGGTGCTCGACGACTGGAGGACCGGGCTGGCGCCTGGGACCTGAATGTAGACCAGGATGTCGACGGCGTTGAGGAAACGCCAGGGGATGGTGAAGGTCGCCTGGCTGCCCGAGGCGACGTACGAGACCGGCTGTGCGACTGCGGCTACGGTCATATTGCCCTTGCTATGTTGATTTTCTTATCACGGATGATGCGTTTTGCATCACTTCTTCGCCTTCGGTGGTCCGACGGCGAGGTTCCAGAGCTTGTTCAGCGCGTCCGCTTCATGGGTCTGGTTGTAGCGCCAGCCATCCCAGATGTTCCCGAGTTGAGTGGCCGGTACGCCCAGCAGCGGGCCGGTGGCCCCTAATGCGGCGTGGACATCTTTGTCGACCGTCTTGTGCTTGGCATTCGCCGCGTAGTTGACGGCGCCCTGGATGTTGTGCATCCACCCCATGCCGGTCACGCTGGCGGGCTGATGGCCATCGAAGAGCGGCGCCATGAGGTCACGGAGCAGCGGAACGGTGTGCACGAAGGATGCCGCGCCGGCGGTCAGCAGGTTCTCTGCTGCGCCACCCGGTGTCTCCCAGGACTTCAACTGATCGTCGAGGCTCTTGTGCTTCATGGTGTCGTAGATGAAGTTCCAGACGATGCCCTGCCCCATCGTGCTGGCTAGGATGCGGACCACGCCCTTGAGCGCCTGTCCGGCGTCGCCCTTCTCGATGCCGTAGCGCACCTGGTGGAACGATCCGGCCACGTTGTTGTAGTTGGCGATGTCGAAGGTCATGCGGTTGAGCAGGGCCTTGAACGCCGGGTTGCGCTTCAACTCCGGGATGTCCTTGTCGGCATTGGAACCGGCAATGCGGTTGACGACCTGCATGGCATAGGCGGCCGATTCCTTGGGGTTGCTGGTCAAGGCCATGTGCTTCTTGAACGCGGCATTGGCGGCGATCACGGACTGCGATTGCCAGAAGAGCTTGTGGACCATCCACATGCCCGCCTGCTGCATCTTATCCTTGGCATCGGTGTAGAGCGGGATGTTGTCGGTGATGTGCTCCTGGGCCTTGGACTGCGCTTCGAGCTCGGGCATGAGGTCGTACATGCGACGGGTGACGCCACGGACATTCAGACCGTACTCGATCGCCGATGCGATGGCGTGCAGGCCACCGACCTCACTGGCCACTTGGACGGACTGTGATGCGTGGGCCGCGGCGAACACCGGATTGAATCCCCAGGCGGCGAAGTTGGCGTTGCTGGTGATGGTATTCACAAACTTGGCGAGGAAGCCGACCGATCGGCGGTTGCCCACGGCCATGCCCTGCGCCTGTCGCAGGAAGACTTCGTAGCCGTGGCGACCAAGCGCACGCTCCATGGCGTCCTTGACCGTGGCGTTGGTTAGCAGCTTGAAGTTGTTCACCAGGAAATCGCGGTGGGAGAGCTGGTGGACGACCTCGTACTGCGCGCGATCCCAGTCGGCCAGGTTGAGGCTGACGGCCTTCCCCTTGAGATTCGCCACGCGCTCCTTGCCACCGGCCACCGTCATGCCGCGCGTCGCTGATCCGCTCAGGATGCCCTGGGTGATCTCCTCGGGCGACTGCTCGGGCATGCCGTCGTAGTAGAGGTGATCGTAACCGCCCTTGTAGATGCCGTTCGGCAGTTTGACTGGCAACGCCTCGACCTTCTCGCGCGCGAATCCGTTGTACTTCTCGTCCTGCGCCTTGATCTCGGACCACAGCGATTCGCGGTTGTCGACCATCTTGTTGCTGTAGGCGATGTCCTTGGCGTCCAGGCTCGAGAGGATCTTGATCACATCCTCGTGGCTCAGGCCGTGCATGTCCTGAACGCGCTGCCGGCCTTCCTTATGGCCGTAGGTCGCCAGGAGCTTGAGTTTCTCGCCCAGGCTCATCGTCGACCGAGGGTTGATCAGTTCATTGTCCGAACCCATGCGCCCCCACTGGATGCCCTTGGGCAGCGGCTTCTGACGCGTCAATTCGAGGCTGTTGCGCTTGCCCCATTCGGCGTTTGCCGCCCGCTTTGGTGCGTTCAGTCGCTCGGACAACTGGATCTCGCTGGCGTAGGCTTCGCCGGCCGGATGCACGAACGTCCGCTGCATCGGTCCCAGCTTGTGACCGTCTGCCTGCTCGGCGAGACGTGCCGGCCCTACAAGTTCCGCAAGGTAGTGCGCCAGCTTCCCGATGAACCCATGATCACCCATCCATCGCTTGATGGAGTTGGCCTCCAAGCCGGTAGCGATCTCGTTGGCCTTGGCCTGCAACTCGATCGCCTTCCCCTCGGCATCGACTGAGTTCTTCAGCCGTGCCATCTTGGCCAGGTTGTCGACGGCGTTGCGCACGTCACGGAACTCGTCGACTGTCAGCGTCTTCCAGTTGCGCTTGCCTGCCTTGTACTGATCCAGCACCGAGTCCGGGATGTCGGCCGCAAAGCCGGTCGGGTGGCCGTTGCTGTCGAACATCTCGCCGTACAGAAAATCCTGGATATTTTTCAGCGTCTGGAGGTTTTTTGACCCCAGGGTGGTCAGGTTGTAGAGATCCAGGATTTTATCGATCTGATCAAGATAGGGCGCCGTGCGCTCGAAGGTGCCGCCGGCATTCATGGCCTCGGTGCGCGCGTCCTTCTCGGCCGATGTGCCGCCGTCCTTGGGTGATGAAAAGGACTTCTGTGGCCGACCATCGGGGTAGGTGACGGTCCACTCGTAGCCGCCAGCCTTGCCGATGGCCTTGCGGGTTGCCGCGTTCGTCGCGATCTGTTTGAGATGGGCGCGGTCAGCCTCGGCGCGATCCTGGGCCTTGAACGCAGCCTTGGCCAGTTCGGCGTTCATCAGCTGCTGACGTTTCGCCTGCCAGGCATCGTCGTACCGGCCGTCATGCATGGCCTCGGCGTACCGCTCGGCCGCCTTCTTCTCGCCGGCCGTGAACCTCTCGGGCTTGAGCGACGACACCGTCTGCTCGCGCACGATGGCCTTGGCGGCGATCGTCATCTGCTTGCGCTCGAGGCGGAAGTCCGGGCGCTCGACGCCAGCGAGCTGGGCAGCTTGGCGGGTCTCGATTTCCAGAAGGCGTGCGCGAATGTTCGGCAAGTGCAGCGCGGTGTCGGCCAGGCGACTCATCAGCGCAGGGTCTTCGCTCGGCACAGGGTACTTGGATTTCATCGCGGTGTCGGTCAGTCCGTCGATCTTCTGATCCCGGTCCTCGGCCCTGGCCAGATCGGTCAGCATCTCGGCGCCGCTCTGGTAGCCCAGCGTCTTGGCGGCCGTTTCCACGTCGGTCGTGTCCTCGTTGGAGAAGATCGACGGGCCACGGTTCTTGCTCGCCTCGTCGTGCTTGCCGGGCAGCGCAGCCAGTTGATCCTTGCCCAGCAACTTCTCGACCTCGGAGCGCTTCAGCTTGATGCGCGGCGTCTCCCGGCCATCCGGCGTCTCGCCGTGCTGCAGTGCCGACATGGCGCGGTATGCCGGCTCCTGTCCGACCTGGTCAGCAATGCGGCTGCGCATGTCGGCGCGGTCGGCCTTGGCGGCATCAGATTCCGCCTTCAGCGCCAGGTCGTTTAGCTTGCCGTTGAGCTCGTCGCGTGCCGCCTGGTGAGCCGACCGCAGGAGGTTCTGGTACTCGTCCCATTGTTCGACGGACATGCCGGACTTGGCGCGATCGGTCCACGCCGGGGTGTCTGATACGCGCTCCCTGGCTGCCTGAATCTCCGTCTCGCTGGCCAGCATGCGATCAAGCACGCCACGCACATCGTCATTCAGATCATCGACCTTCAGGCTGGACACCTGCTTGTAGATGTTCATCAGCCAGCCCTTGAAGCGGGCGAAGGCACGGCGCAGGCCGATGGTTGGCGCGATCCCTTCCATGACGTAACGCTCGAAGGCGCGCGCCAAGCGTTCGTGCGGCTCGGCCAGCTCCCTGAGACGAGCCTTCTGTCCGTCCGTAGCCTCTCCATCGCCAATAGCCTCATGGATGGCCATCATCTCGTCTCGGGCCTTGATCATGCCGGCGCGGTCACCAAACCCGGACCATGTCATCAGCTTCTGATAGTCGTCCTTGAGCTCCTGGGGCGCGTCGGCGCGATCGACCAGCTTGCCCATGACTTCCGTAAAGTAGTGCATCGTCTCATGGAGGGCCGTGCTGGCGTTCTTGCCCGACCACAGGGTGATGACGTGCGTCAGGTCATCATCGATGTGGTAGGTGCCCTGTGGTGCACCGCCCTCCCCCTGACCCAGGGAGATCCCGCGCTCGGCGTCCTTCTTGGCCGCCTCCATGATCATCTTGTGCCAAGCCGGATCCGCGGCATCCGGGCGCTTCCCGCCGTTGGCCTTCGCCCACTCACGCATGATGGCGAACACATCGAGGCGTCCGGATGCCGGGGCGTTGATGCGCTCGCCCTGCTGCAGGACGATGCGCTTGCCCGTGCCGGGCGCGCGCAACAGGTTCATCTCGCCTTCGGAGCGGTACGGCTCCGGGTTCAGGTCGGCCGGAGGCTCTCCAGTCCAGTCGCGCACCTTGCGCAGGCCGGGCTTCAGATCGTGCTCGTACTCGTCGATCTCCTTCTCGCTGTAGCCCTTGCTGCGGAGATATTCGCGCTCCACGGCGTTGGCGACGTCGTGCGCGTCGTCGTAGGACATGCCCTTCTTCATCAGCCGCGTCTCGGTGATCTCATGCAGCGACGTGGGGATGACGGTCTCGATCTCGCCACCCTCGCGCATCTTCATCTTCAGCGGGAACTGCGGATCGATGTAGCGCTTGGTTTCGGCCACATCCATGCCCATGCCGTAGGGCACGTTCTTGGCTTTGACGAGCGGCACCTTGGGGAGTTCGGCCAGAGACTCGGCCAGGTGCGCCTGGATGGCCGGACGCCCCATCTTGGCTTCGACGGCATCGGCGCGCGCCTTGTCCTGGACGGGGTCGTAGCCGCCATGCGGCTTGCGGCCGCTCGACGTTCCCAGGCCATGGGCGTCGCCCTGCTCTGAGCGCGTCTGCTCGCCCAGGATGCCCATACGCTTGCCAAACTCGGCCAGGACGTCCTTGTTGGAGTGCTTGGCGAGATCGATGCCGAGACGCTTCAGCGCGCTGTTGGCCTCCGTCTCGACGGGACCGGTAGGACCGGATGTGCGCAGGCGGTCCAGCAGGCCATTGATGTTCCCGTTGGAGATCTGCTCCTCGAGGACCGACGGCAACTTGGCGGCCACGCGCGTTTGGAATCCAGCGCGCACATCCTCGGCTGTCATGGGACTGGCGCCGGCATCACCGCGCACCCGATTGAACAGGGCGGCCAGCTTGCTGAAAAAGGTCTGGTGGATGCCGCCCAGGTAGCTCGCGCGCGCCTCCGGTTCGCCGGCCGCCAGGAATTGCTGCTTCACCGTCTCGGCGATGCTGCCGCCTTCGCTCACGGGGGCGGTGTTCGCGGCCAGTTCGGTCTGCGCCAGGATCTTCGCCCGCTCCTGGAGGTCGGCGAGCTTGGTCGGGTCCTCCTGGATGCTCTTGGCCGCCTCCTCGGGGGTGGGCGCATCGGGTGCCAGACTCACCTTGCCGGTGATGTTGGCGCCCTCGCCAGCCTCGGATCCCAGCTGCATGAAGGCGCCCATGGGGACCTTCATCTTGGTCGCCAGTCCCTGGGCCTGCTTGTACTCATCGGTCAGCCCGAGCTTGGCCGCATACTCCTGCGGGGTGGTGCCCAGGGACTCGGCGTGCCTGGCGAAGTCGTCGGCCTGCATCCAGACCGCCGTGCGCCCACGGGCCGCCAACTGGTCGATGAGGCCCTGGACGGCCTTGGCGCCTCCGTCGCCGGTCTGGGCGGCCTGGGACTGCTTGTAGGTGTCGATCCCCATCTGCAGAAGGTCACCATCGTGAACCGCCTGCACCGCTTTCTGGCGTTGGGCCAGGAATGGACGGCTCATGGCATCGGGAAGGGCGAAGGCGGCTCCCGTGATACCGCCCGTTGCCGCCCCTACAGCCAGCCTCCTGGCCACGTTGTCGGGCTTGAGGGCCTCCGGGTCCACTCCGGTGAGATAATCGCTCAGCGAGCCTGCCAGCGCCTGCACGGCCCCTATGCCGGCCTGTGGCACCGCGCTGGTGACCAGTTCCCTGAGTGCGCCACGGTAGCCGGCCGGCACCTTGGCGATCGACTCTTCCGGTGACGGATTGAGGCGCCGGTACTCGGCTTCGGCAAGCTGCTGACGCTGCTTCTCCAGCGCGAGGACCTTGGCGCCCTGCTCTGTCTGTGCGTATTCCGTGATACCGAAAGGCTTTGCGGTTTCACCGGCGCCAGTCGGCCCCCAGCCGCGTTCCAGCACGATCTGCTTGTCGATGGCATCGATCTGCGGGGTGCGGATCTTTTCAAGCGCGCCGGCAGGGATTGATTCGCCGGCGTCACCAAGCAAGTGCTTGGCAACACCGACTTTGCCGAACGCTCCTGGGATGACGGTGTTCAGCAGAGCGTCCATGGCACCTGGAACGATGCCATGCTCCTGCGCGGTCTCGGCACCGCTGACCGCAGCCATGGGCGCCATCGTGGCGGCTACCGGCAGCGCTTCGGTACTCAGGTACTTGGCGATGCGCGCGCCGACGAACGGCGTGAACAGCGACTCGGCGCGCCGGGCCCGCAGGATGCCCTCGGCGAGCTTGCCCACCGGGCCGCCGGCGAGCATCAGCGGGAGGGTAGCGACCTGGCCACCGATCGCGCGCTTGACGTCGCCCCAGACGCCTGGCGACTCCTGCGCCGAGAGGATGCCGGTGTAGTCGGCGGTGGTTCCGGTGGGGTACGGGCCCTGGTGAACGAGCTTCAGGAACCGCTCGCCCTCGGACAGGAATCCGGCGCCGATGTCGCCCAGACCGGCCTTCGCCAGGGTATCGTAGACGCCACGGTTGGCCTGAAGATTGACCTCGTTGGCGAGCTCGTTGTTGCCCTTCTCGCGCAGGCGATCCTGAAGGTCCTGGATCGTGTCATACTGCTGAGCGTTCGCCCCCTGTGGCTCGATGATCTTGCCATGCGAGAACAGGAATCCCTCGGGCAGGACGCCCAGAGCATCACCGTCCGGATTGGCGAGTTGCTGGGTGATGTGCGACAGCGTGGTCAGCACCGGGACATCGTTCTTGGCGATGCCGGCGTTGTTGGGTTGGCTCAGCCAGTTGAGCAGATCTGGGTGATCCCGCTGGAGCTCCGGAACGTTGATCCCCTGAAGGGCCTTGGCGCGGGCTATGTCCTCGACCTTGGCCTCGTTGCCATCGACCAGGCCGGGCGACAGGCCGGTGCGGTTCGAGAGGTCCAGGATCTTGGCATGCTGATCCGGGGACTTCTGCGATGCCGCCAGGAGGCTGGAGCGCAGTCGGACCTCCTGTGCGGATGCGTACTGGTCGATCGCGGTATCGAAGTCGGTCGGGGTGGTTCCCGGCGGGGTCGGCGGTGCTGCAGTCTGCTGCGGAGTGCTGCTGGGTGCTGCATCTTGCTGCACGGGTGGCTTGGGACCGGCATCGGCTAGGTACTGATCCGTGGCAACATCGAAATCAGTGCCCATGATCAGCCTCCTGCCGGCGCAGGATTGTTCGCATCATAGGGGGAATCGCCGGGTTGCGGTTCTTCACCCTTGGGTTTCGTCGGGGTGGCAGCCTTGGCCTTCTGCGCCTTCATGGTCTTCGAACGGTTGTAGATGTTGATCATCGCCTCATCGCGTTGGGCCTGCGTCTGGAACGACACTCCGCGCTTGGCCAGTCCGGCAGCGATGGTCGTGCGGTCAGCGTCCGGGATCTGCGTCGTCGAGAAGGCGAAGTCCGTGGCGCCAGGAACATCGAAGAGCGCCTTCTGTGATGTAGCGCCGGTGGCATCACGGTAGGCCGACTGCAGGGCGACCTGCTTGCCGAGCTCGGTCACTTCGCCGTAGGTCAGCGGGCGCTTCTCCTTTTGCTCCTGGGCTTCGATCTCCCGATCTAGGATGTTCTTGTAGGACACGACGCGCTGCGTGTTCTCCTTGTTCTGGTAGTCGATCTTGGGATTGATGCCTTGCTCGGAAAGGATCTCGCTTGAGACGCGCTCCCGGATGGCGTCGGGGGTGTTCCTTGGCGACTTGGTGGCGTCTGAGGTCTTGCGCGCAATGGCCTCGACCTTCGCCATCTCCAGACGGTTGTAGTCCGCTTCCGACATGCTCGACCGGATGGGGGAGAAGTCCTGGGTCGAACCGCCGTCGGGGTCCGCCGCCATGCGCTCGCGTGCGAGGTAGTAGGCAGGGCTGCCATCCTGGGGCATCGTCAGCTTGATGATCTGGTCCTGCCGGCGCATCAGCTGGTCCTGTTGATCGCCGGTGAGTTGCTGAAACTTGGTGGCTGGCACGGCGTCCTGGAGCTTGATGCCCTGGTTCATCGCCTTGACGCCGTCGTCCATGATCCCCTTCTGCTGAGCCATGGTCTGCTGGTCCTTGACGCTGAAGTAACGCTCTCCCTGCTCGGCGACCTTGTTGTAGAGCCTGAGGCCTTCGGCGCCCTCGAAGCGTGGATCATTCTTGCGGGCTTCCTCGAGGGTGTCGAAGTAGGTCGACCTGGTGGCCGGATTGCCCTTGTCATCTGGCTGGGTGAACTCGCCGAACAGCTCGTTGGTGGTGGCGTCGACCTCGACGTTCTTCGCTGCGCCCTGGAGGATCCGGCGCTGGGAGTGCTCTATCTCCTGCCCGTGGGTGTCCATCAACTGCTTGGCGTAGTCGAGTTTCCCGGTGTTGATGGCATCCTCGGCCACGGCGGCGTAGGTCGCGCTCTTGGCGTTGGCGATGTTGAGATCGATCTGCGCCTGGGGCTGACCGGACCGCTCGCCGTAGTCCTTGATCAGCGCCACTTGCTTGTCGACCTGGTGCTGGAGCGGATCGCCTTGCGCCGGATCTGCTGGGAGGTCGTAGGTGTTCAGCGCGGCTTCCTGCGACATCTTCACGCTGGCCGTGACGTTCTCGCCGTCCCACTTGTTGTACTGGTTGCGCTCGTAGACGAATCCCTGGCGCTGCACCATGTTCAGGTGCTCGTTGCTTGAGCGCATGAACTGCGCCTTGGCCATCGCGCTGGGGAGCTGCGCGGCGATCTCGCTCTGCTTGGCCTTATAGTCGGCCATCGTCTGTTCGACCGCTGGACCGGCATCCTTGCCCAGGTTCTGGCTCAGCAGGCCGCCCTTGGGGTCGTAGAGCTTCTCGTTGTCGAGGGCCTGGAACTGGGTCTGCGCGTCGACGGCGGTGGCGTGGGCCTTCCAGTAGGCCATGCGCTGCTGGATGGACGCGGACTCTTCGATCGCGCCGCTGATGGGCGTGGATAGAGGAACGTTCGCCGTCAACTCCGCGTTGGGCTCAACCTGCGGGGCTACGGTCGGGATCTGATCTTCGGGCTGTTGGCCGGGCATGGGCTACACCTGACTGTCGAAGATTGACCCGCCACCGCCGTTGCTGTTGTCCGCGTAGACCTGGCCGGTGGAACCGCGCCCCTTGTAATTCGGATCTGCATCCCGCTCCTCGGCTGCCCCGCTCTTGATGAGCGCAGCCAGGGCGGCTTCGTTGCCGGCGACGCCAGCCTGCTTGGCCTGGAAGTCCATGTTGGCGGCCTTGACCTGATAGCCGAAAGCAGCGCGCGATGCGTTGATCTCCAACATCATCTGGTCCATACGACTGGTGGCCGTGGTGCCGGCCTGGACGGTGCGATTGGTGCCAGCGGTTGCCACGGTGTTGCCGCCGGCCGCAGCGCCCTGCTCGGCGCCACGTACGATCTCGCCGCGGATCTCGCGGTTGCCGGCCTCGAAGCCGCCGGCGCTGATGGCCTGATCCGCCTGGATGCGCGCATTGTTGGCGTTGAAGGTGTCGATGGCCTTGTTGCGCTGGCCGGCCGAGTAGGCCTGAGCCGCACCGGCGACGCCGGAAAGACCATCACTCATCATGGCCGTGTCTGAAATTGGAGTACCCTACCCTTCCGCTGTATAGCCAGTCGGAGCGATGGCGCTGATCGACATGGGCAATGGATCGGTCTGCTGCAAACACACCTGGCCGCTGTCCTGCCAAGCACCCGCCAGCGGGATGAGCGCGCGCCCCGTGAATAGTGCCGGGGCCTGTCCCATGGGCTCGAACTGTATGCCGCGCTGATCCCATTCATAGAGGTGCTGGAAGTCCGGACCCCAGTAGCCGCCGCGGGTGTTGTAGAACATCACCGCGGCCTCGACCATCAACTGCTCCTTGTTCATCAGTGTCTCGGTGCGGCCACCGCTATCGCGCGGGAGCGTCTGCACCTGGCCGATGATCGGTAGGCCGGCGGTCAGGACGAGGTAGTTCCTGGTGGTAGTGAAGACGCCCGCGTTGCTGACCACGGTCGGCGTGGCGTCCGTCAGCGCGTTGGCCACCACGGCACCGTCGCCCTGAGCGCTGATCGCCAGACCGGCGAGCTGGGTCATCCCCGAGAAGGTGTTGGCCATCAGGCCCCAGGTGGTCAGCGCGATGCCCTGCGCCCAGGTCGGGACGTTCTTGCTCGGCGTGCAGGTCACGATGCTCGTGCTGGTGATGCCGATGATCGTGAAGACCACCTGGTCGATCACCCAGCCGATGGGGTACGGCGCGGGGATGGTGTTGGCGTTCGCGGTCGTCGGGTCGATCGGCATCAGCTGCGTGCCGTTGGCGATCTCGCGCAGGACCACGGCGTTGCCGACGCTCAGCGTCCCGAATGCCGCCACGCTCGAGGTCAGGGTGATGACATCGTTCGGCGTCCAGGTCCCGGCGGTCGAGCTGGTGACCGTGGTCGCCGACGTGTTGCGTCCGTCATAGGTCATGCTGCAGTCGGTGAAGATCGCGTCGGTGAGATACTGGAGATCGGCGAACTCCCGGTTGGCCAGACGCTCGATGGTGCGCTGGGTGGCGCCCAGGACGGTGCGGTTCACGACTAGGTAGACGGTCACTGCCGGACCCTCGCGCACACAGCAGACCTGCTCGACGATTCCCAGGTAGAAGTCGTGCGCGCTCCACGCCCACATCTCCTGGTCCATTATGTAGGTCATGCCCAGCAGCGCGCCCTTGGTCTGCACGCACCAGACGATGGAGTTCCATGTTTTCTGCCAATCGATCTGCAGAATGGTGTTGTTCTCGAAGAGCTGGGGGGCGTAGAGCGTGGTGTCCTTGCCGGCATAGGTGGTGGTGTAGATCGAATAGCGGAGATCGCGGATGATGTTCGCTGCCGAGTCGACGTAGATGGCCGTGATTCCGATGGCGAAGCCCGAGACGAGCGCGGCGCCGGACGTTCCGTTGCGCTGGCACGCCGTGGCGGTTGCCGTCACCTCGCCGAAGGCATTCCCGGGCGCCACATATTCGCCGCCGCTGGTCAGGATCACCATCTTGCCGATGTCGATGATGCCGTTGATGAACTGGCGCTCATTGCCGGTCAGCGTGAAGCTGAAGGCCATGGCATCGGTGACGGGCAGGAAGTTGGTGAAGTTGTGGTAGTCGGTGATGTTGCTGCCCCACGCGGTCTGCGGGGCGTTGAAGGTGTTGGCGAACAGGAGGCGCGACTGCATGGCGGCGACTACGGCTGGGTAGTCGTTGGGCGTCGAGAACAGCGGGATCTGGGCGGGCGGCTGCTTGGCGGTATTCGGCGTGATGCCGGTGTCATTGAAAGAGGTGATCACCGATGATCCGATGAAACCAGGGATGCCATTCACGATCGAATAGATGTTATACGATGCGGCTCCTGTCACGGGATTCCATGAGATGGCGTTCGGGTAACTTCCGTTCGGCGGCAGCGTGGTGATCACACCCGCGTTGCTCTGGAACCCCTCTGCTCCACTCGCCAAGCTGACAGCGGTGATCACATAGTCATAAGTGACGTAACCAGGGCCTGGCGGCGGCTGGGTGCTCGGGGGAATGCCGGTGTCGGTGAACGTCGTCGTGATGCCGCCAGCGACATTGGCCATCAGGCCGAACTGCCCGGTGGTGTGGTTCAGCTTGTAGACGTAGAACCCCGTGGCTTCCGGCTGGTTATTCGTCCAGCTGATGACCACATTGTTTGCCGCATCGGCCTGGCCGACCGTGCTGATGGCGATGGGGCTCAATGGCAGGTAGGACGCGATCGGCAGGTAGGCCGAGACCACATACTGATCGGGTGGCTGCAGCGTGACATCACCACCAACGGCGGTGACAGCGCTTGGTGCATTGCCTGCCACCAGTGAGTTCGTCACGTTGACGCCAGTCGGTGCCGCGATGCCGGTGGTGGGCGTGAATGCAGCCATGGTCCACAGTTGAAGCAGTGAATAGGTCAACTGCTGCGGCTGGAAGAGTTGGTTCGCAATGAAGAGTTGGTCTTGGATCTGTGCAACCGTCAGGGTGGCCAGGGCCGCCTGCGGGATGGACGTCGGGAGCTCATAGACCGTCGCACTCGGCTGTGCATACCAGTAGGTCGCATTTGGCGGTGCATTGTTGGTCGTGTTGGCGATGCAGAGATAGTAGACCCCGGCGTACAGGACCATCATCCCAGGCGTGTAGGCCTGTCCGCTGTTCCACGGGTTCTGCAGGAGGAGCGCCCAGGTCGCATTGAATGTCGGCGATGGGGTGACGTTGGTGTTGACCGCCTTGGCCTGGAAGTAGTTGGATCCCGATGACACCACGGTCCCGACCTGATAGGTCGTCAGGCTCGACCACGCAGCGGCCGGAAACAGACCATTCATCGGTATCGGTCCGATGGGCGCACCATTGAGATAGAAGCGCAGATACAGGTTGCCCATCTCGAGCAGCAGTTCCTGGTTGGTCGAGATCCCGAACTTCACCAGGCGCACCTGGTTGGCCGAGTTCTTCACGTTCGCGACGTAGACCGATCCGCTGCGGTTCTCGATCGCGCCATTGCGCACGACCAGGAAATTGCGCAGGACGGCGAAACCGGACTGGTACTTCTGGAGATCGACGCGGCCGAGAAGCTGGGGGGAGAGCAACCCGCCCGAGAAGCTGGACTGTCGGAGGGTGGCGGATTCAGCCATTGTAGCGACCGCGCACGAACTCGGAATTGTAGTCCACCTGCGGCTGCGAGTTCTGCTGCGAATTCAACATCTGCCCCCTCGCCTTCGCCTTCCAGAACTCGTAGAGCTTGATGTTCTCCTCGCGGCGCTTGGCATCCCGGCACAGCGCGTAGAGCTCGACGGCCACGCGGAAGGCCAGCAGGTTGGCGAAGTCGTACGAGAAGACCGCGGCATTCTGCTGCTGGGTGGTGTAGCGGATCCAGGCGTTGGGCGCGTCGGTGTAGATCAGCCGGCCCACGTTGTCGACGCCATCCTCGAACGGCCAGGGGTTCGCATCACCATCCTGGCGAGCGAAGGCCAGGGACTGGTAACCGGCGTTGCTGGGGATGCCCGTCATCGGCGGGATGATGGGCGGCGGGGCAACGATGTTGCCACAGACGATGCGCCGCACGGCCAGGCAGTCGGAGGGGTACCGGTAACTGTAGATCCACTCTGGGGTCGCCGGAACTCCTACGGTCGGCGTCGGGCCGCCCACCTGGTTGAGCGCCACGTAGAGCATGGCGAACGGGTACGGCCAGTCGGTGAGCTCGGCATCCCGGCAGAAGTAGTACCAGAACTGAAGCTGCGCCATCTCGTTCGACTTGGGCGCGCCGGTCAACGAGCTGACGTTCTGGGATGAACCAATGCGGTTCAGCGCCATGTTCGAGATTGAGAGATCGCTGAGCTGGACGGTCGTCACGGGCTACTCCACAGTGAGGCGCCCCGGTGACTCCTAGCGGGCCATCGCGGCGCGGGTCGCGTCGTTGATCGCCGCCAGGGGATCCTTCACCTGGTTGTGCACGCCGGTCAGCGGGATGCCGACGCCGGGGGTGAAGCCAGGGCCGTGGCCGACGATGTCGCTCTTGAGGTTCGGGATGGCGGCGCCGGGCATCCGCATCCATTCCTCGCGGAAGTGGTCCTTATTCTTGATCCGGAAGCGGTCGCCGGGATTGCGCAGCCAGGCATGCATGGCGCCCGGCTCGGGGTAGGTGCCCTGGTTGTAGGCCTCGACCTCGATCGTCCACTCGGGCGGCGGGAGGGCGGCGACGCGGGCAGCCTCGTCGCTGACCTTCTTGGCCTCGGCCGCCACACGAGCCTCGTCGCGCGCCAGCATCTCCTTGAGCATGCCGACGAGCTTCTGGTTCTCGGCCTCGAGCGCGGCCAGGCGCCCATCGGTGTCGCCGACCGGGGGCTTGGCCTGGGGCGCCGGGGACTGCCGGATGGAGTCGTTCTGCTCGTTGAGCACCGCCGTCGACATGGTCGGGGTGGCGGGCTCCTGTTCTTTGACTTTCCTGGGCATGACGAGCTCCGGGTGAGGCGACGAAGGCAGGGAGGGCTACTTGACCGTGTAGCCGATCGGCAGCGGCAGGTTGTCCTGCATCGCGTCGTTGGTCAGCCAGGAGTTCAGGCTGCCAGTCGAGTGGGTACCGACGCTGATGGCCTTGATGCGGATGTACCGGTAGTTGTTGAGGTTCAGCTGCGCATTGGCGTAGATGAACGCACGCGGGACCTTCATCTTGAACTCGGCGTTGATCAGCAGGCTGGCCTCGGCGATGACCCCGGTGTCGAGGATGATCACGCTGGTACCGGCCGCGAAGGTCGGGTCGGTGTTGTTGCCCTGGAGCTGGAGGTCGAGGCTGGTGCCGACCGTGAAGGTCGCGGCCAGCTGGATGTACCAGATCCAGTCGCTGCCCATGCCCCAGTCATCCAGTGCACCGGTGTCGAGGTAGACGCTCGGGTACTGGGTGCCGGTCGTGGGCGCGAAGGCCGTGGCCAGCTGAGTGTTCGCGTCGAGGATGGCCATGGCAGGAGCTCCGGAAGGTTCCGTGGGGGTAGGTCTGGTCGGTGCCTGAGATGACTCAGGTCACCTGGCTCTCGGTGCTGAGGAGCTGGTCGCTGTTCAGGATGGGGATGCCCATGTGGAAGAGCACCTTCAGCCCGAAGATCTCACCCCAGGTCAGGGTGTTGTTGCGCTTGTTGTCGGCCTGGATGTGCAGCATCTCGCGGATGGTGCGGTTGCAGACCCAGACGTTGCGCGCCGAGATCGGGATCGAGGTCATCGGGTTGCCGGTGGTCGAGGCCGGCATGCTGATGGACGGCAGGCGGTACAGCGCCTTGGTCATCAGCTTGATGAGATCCGCGGCGTTGTTCTCGTTGGTCAGATTGGTCGTGTCGATGTTGGCGATGCGGACGCACTGCCTCCAGTCCTTCAGCGCGATGCCGCAGTTCCAGGTGAACTGGTCGCGGTAGACCGGCAGCATGGTGGCCGCGTAGCCGGCGGTGACCTGGGCGATCTGCTGGCCCCAGTCGCGGTGCTGGAGACCGCTGGCCATGCCGCGCGGGAAGATGCCGGTCAGGCTCTTGGTGCCCAGGCCGATGAGGTACATCGAGGCGTTGACGGTCGAGGTCCCGCCGCCATCCAGGACGTTCTGGGCGTTGGCCGCGTTGGCGCTGTTGACGGTCGGGTAGCGGCTCGAGAGGCCGTAGAAGTCCGACGTGGTCTGGGTCGAGTTGCCGTAGAACAGCAGGCCGCTGAACTTCTGGCTGAGCGCCTCGAAGTAGGGGATCGCCATGCGCAGGCGGTAGGCGCCGACCTCGCCATTGAGCTCGGCCATCTTGATGTCGACCTCGTTGAACACGTCGAGGATGCTCATCGCATCGTCGAACTGTGCCACGCGGCTGGTCGAGGTCGCGATGCCGGCGCCGAGTTGGCGGCTGGAGACGGTCGGCAGCAGGACCTGCACCGTGGTCCGATTCATCAGCGCGCCGTTGCTCTCTTCCCAGAGCATGTACTGGTTGATCTCGTTCGACTGGTTCAGGATGCCGATGATGTCGGCAGCCTTACCGTCCGGATCGCGCCCCTTGGTCCAGTTGAGGAGGGTATCAACGCCAGAGGCGAGGGCAGTAGCCATGGTGAGTTCCTAGGAAGGAAGTGGTCATTTCGTGCCAAACCAGCGCTCACCGGCCGATCTGAGATCAGTGGCCGTGTGAGATTGCCCTTCGATGGGCTTGTCTTCTTGGAGTAGTTTGCCGATCGCGGCGAGATCCTTGAGGACCGCTGGATCGGAGCCGTACGGGCTGCCCTTGAGCAGCTTGGTCACGTGCGGCATGTTGACGAGGGCGCGGTTCGCCAGTGCCTTCGCGGCGGCGAACTTGGGGCCGGCGAGGTCGGGATCCTTGGCGGCCTGGGACTCGAAGTCATCGTACATCTTGTTCAGCGTGGCGCGCGCTTCGACCTGGGTGGCGGCGCGAACCTGCTCGACGACCCTGGACTCGCGATTGACCAGGAGCTGGGCGACCTCGGGGGCCAGCTTGTGCTCGCGCCCGTAGTTCTCGATCGCCTTGAGGTCGTCCGCGGTGAGCAGCGACTTCTCGGGCGCCTTGAGGTCGTACTTCGGCGCGTTGGGATCGACGACGACCGGCGGCGCTTCGGCCTTCTTGACCTCGGGCGGCGCGGTGACGGTCTCGTCGATCAGGGTCTTGCGCACCGGCGGCGCGTTGGGATCGACGGCCGGATCGGGCGTCTTGGTCTTGGCCGCTTCCGCAGCCTTGGCCGCTGCTGCCGCGTCCGCTGCGGCCTTGGCGGCATCGGCACCAGGTGCGGTCGACCCGGCTGGCAGCGTGGTGGCGCCCGGAGCAACGACCGGCGTCGGGCCGGCGGGCGGTGTGGCGGGTGCAGCCTGACGGGACGGATCATTGGCGGCCAGCGGCAACGTGTCGCGCGGTGCGTCGATCTTCACCGTGGTGGTGATGCTCGGGGGCTGCGTGATGGTGGTTGCGTCTGGCATGTCTGGGTGTGGTGGTGGTATTTCTAGACGCAGGCGTTCAATTAGTCAACGTTTTCTTGATCCTTGGTGCGTTTATGCAACGCGACCTGCCGTTCCTGCTCATCGATCTTGGCCTGTGCCGCGCGTTCGAGCAGCAGCTCCGGGTAGGTCGCCAGCGAGTGGCTGGCCAGGATTTTCAGGATCTCAGCGCCCACCCAGCGACGACCCTCCGCGCGCTGGATCATGATCGGATCGCTGTCGGCGATGCTGAGCATGTCGCAGATTTCGAGCAGACGGTAGACGAAGCGGCGACCGTGCACGCTGGTCAGGATCGCGGTCAGATCCAGCTTCTCCTGATCCTGGCGCCGACCGGCTTGCAGGACCGAGACCTCGATCTGGTTGGTGTCGGCCGCGTTGGGCTGCGGCGGCTCGAAGCCCTGAGCCGTCGGCAGCGTGTCCTCCGGAAGATCATCGGGGTTCTCGCTCATCCGGGCTGCCCGATCGCCTTGGAGATGCCGCTGAGGTCAGGCGCACCACCTCCTGCGGTCTGTCCCAGGGCGGCTACGGCCGGCGCCAGGTTCTTCGCGTTGGCTGCGATCTGCTGCGCCTGCTGGGTCTTCATGCGTTGCTCACGGATCTTCTGGATGTCCTCGTCGCTGTTCATGCACTTGGGCGGAACGCTGAGATCTTCGCCGTACTCGCGGTTCATCTCATCGCGGTTCATCAGGTCGCCGGCGCTGGGATCGACCGCGATCTGGCTGCTGACGAAATTGTTCCAGCGGTCCAGCGAGGCGATCTTGAGCATGCGCTGAGCCTGGGCCAGGATCGACTCGAAGTGGAAGCCCGGGGTCTTGCCACGCAGGACCTCGGGGGGTGCCGGGATCTTGCCCTTCCGGCGCAGGATGTTCCACGTGCGCTGGATCAACGGCTTGAACAGCTCGTTGTTGCTGCGCTCAAGCACCGGGCCGAGCACCAGCATCTTCTCCTCCTGCTTGGCCCTGATCTCCTCGGCGGTGACCTGGCGCCGGTCGCTCTCGCTGATCATCAAGAACAATTTCTTGTAGTACGCGTCCTCGATGCGATCGTGATGCTCGCGGATGTCCTCAAGCACGTGCTCGATGTCGAACTTCATCTCGAACGCCGGCTTGAAGCCCATCGAGCCGTCCTTCATGTCGCCATAGGTGATGTCGCCCGGCAGGATGCTCATCTTCTGGTTGGCCATCGCGGGCGACGCGATCATCGGCGGCTTGACCATCTTGTCGACGGCCTCGCTCTTGCGCTTCTGGAGCAGCTGCAGCCCCATCACGTCGCCCAGGCAATCCATGCCCGGGGAATTGCCGTAGAAGTTCTCGCCGGTGATGTCCCAGCGGCTGCAGATGATCGGGTTCTCGTTGAATCCCGAGCGGCGCAGCAGCTTGCCCTCGCCCTTCTCGACGGCGTAGGTGTTCAGCTCGTAGTGGACGCTGACCCAGCGCTTGAACTTGTGCGCCAGCGAGCCGTAGTAGGTGTTCGGGTGGATCACCTGAACGACGGGCCACCAGGTCTCTTTCTGGCCGCCCGACGGCGAATCGAAGTAGGACAGGACTTGGCTGGAGATGTTCTCGCGCGGGTAGTCGGCGACGATCTGCGCCGCGGTCATGTTCACGATGCGCAGGATCAGCGTGATGCGCAGCGCCGAGTCGCCGGCGACCATGTAGCTGCCGATCGGGTACGGGAAGCAGCGGATGTCGTCTTCGCGGTCCTCGACGACCGAGAATGCCTGCGTGCCGTAGAGCGCCATGTCGCGGTAGGCGTTGACCAGCGTGGGGTACACGTTCGATTTCAGGAAGGCGTTGCGCACCTGGTCGGCGCCGTGCTCGCAGTAGTCCTGGACCTCGGACAGTTCCCGCAGTTCGTCGTCCTCGGGCTGGACCTTGAACCATTCGCGCGACGGGCTGGACATGCCGCCCATCATGCCGGCCGAGCACGTCCGCAGCGCCAGCGTGGCGCAGTTGTCGACGATGTCGTAGTCCTTGCGCTGGCCCTGATCCGGCTGGTTGATCGGGTTGAACCGGGACGAGCGCGGGAGGTTGAACCGGGCGAGTTGGGACCAGTGGGGCAGCCAGGACGACTGCTCGGTCTGCATGTACGACCGCAGCGATTCGTAGTAGGTCCGGAGCTGGATGTCGCTCTGCGGCCCCAGCAGGATCTGCTCGAATGGTGAGGTCGCTACTCGCATTTCAGTTCAGCGCGAACAGCCCAGTTGCGGACGTGCCGGTCGCCTTAACCTGGGTCACCGAGAACGGCAGGATGGTGCCGGCTGTCGCGGTGACGGCTGGGATCTGCACGGACGCGCCACCGATGACGACCTGGATGGTTCCTGCTCCCGTGACGAGGATGCCCCTGGTCGCAAAGCCCAGCGGTGTCGTGTCACTGGGTGTGACCGCGACCATCGACGTGTACGGGGCCAGCGGCTCCTCGACGTGCGGCTTGAGGTTGACGTTCGCCATGGGTTCTCCTACGAGCCGAGTAAGGTCTTGCGTGGTGCGAGAGGATCGTTCGAGATGCCGCCGCCCTCGCCGGGATTGCGGCTGTTGCTGGTGCCGGCCACCGATTGCGATTGCTGCTCTGCGATCTTGGTCTGCGTGGCGACGTCGACCTCGCCGCCGGTCGCACTGGCCGGTGCCGCTGGCTGGGCTGGCTGGCTCGGGCTCTTCTTCGACTGGCTCATGGAGTACGCCGTCGAGGCGGCTGCCAGGGCGACCAGTGCAACCTCGCCTGCTCCAGCGGCAGCCACGTCAGACCTCCGTCCGAGGGTGGAGCTGACGCGCGTACTGGACCTCGACCATCCCGAAGCCCATCCACTCCAGCAGCGGGCTGAGGTCGTGCCGCGGCCTGGATCCGACGTAGAACATCGTCGCCCCCTCCTCAGTCGAGACCTTCATGGCGTGCTTGAGCAGGGCCCGGCCGGCGTCGGTACCGCTGCGCCACTCGGGCCGCACGTAGACCCCATCGACGCGCGCGATCTTGGCCCCGGTGTGGCTGTGGCGGCTGAGCACGACCGAGCAGTACCCGATCAACTCGCCGGTGGCCACGTCGGTGTCGGCGCGCATGGTGACCATACGCAGCCCTCCGACGGCCTGGAGTTGCTCGTAGGTCGATGTCGCCAAGTTCAGCGCGATCTCGGGCGTTCCGGTCACTTCCTCGTAGTGCGAGCGCGCCAGGGGCATCAGTTCCGGCCACAGATCGGCGTAGCTTTCGCAGCCCAGAATCAGCGTCTCGCGGTGTGCGAGGGTCTGGAGCTTCTCGGTTCGCATGTGGTGAATCTATACGCATGTGTTGAAAATATCAACCTACGCCATAGCTTACCGCCAGGAGACACCTATGGCACTGCGCGGACTGATCCTTCTCGACGGTGTCACCGGCACAGGTCTTGGTCAGACCGCTGGCATCATGTTCGAATCCATGGCGATCGGCGCTCTTGGCGCTTCGGCGCCCGGTGGGTCGAATCAGTACTACCCCTTCCCCTACGAGCTCTTCATCGCCTGCCTGGGTGGAACGGCGACGGTGCAGATCAAGACCGGCAACACGATCGCCGGCCTGACGGTCGAGAACACGCTGACCATGGCGCTCAACCAGAGCATCAACCGCGTCGGCCGTCTGAAGTACCGGTACCTGGCGCTGAATGTGAGTGTGATCAGCGGTGCGACGCTGAACGCCTACCTGCGCTTCCCCTGACCCATTCGGGACACCGGCGTCGCACCTGGTGGATTCCGAGACGAAGACCTCGCCATGTTGCGAGGTCTCGTTGTTCTAGGCCGTTGGCACAATTCCCATCCGCCGTCCTGGACTCGAACACTTCGCCGGTAGTCTGAGGCGAAGGAGTCTCATCATGGATTATCCACGTGCCCAACAGGCCTCGACGGCGCAAGCCCGACAGGCATCACAGATGGACCAGACGCGCATGCGCTTGGAAGCACTCGGCAAGGCGCTGAACAGCCTCGACGGCGATCTCGCCGATCGTCTGCTCGCGGCTCGATCGCACTTCGAACACCCGCGGCCGGCGAAAGAGGAGTTGAAAGGCTCACCGATGCCGCCCAGTGGTGGACCGCTTGACGGTCAGATGAACGAGATCGAACAGACCATCCAGTCCTTGGTGGGCAAGGTCGCTGGATTCCGGGAACTGTTCGGATAGCCTACCGGCCTCTGAATCGCGGACGAGGGTCGCAGACGTAGATACGGAATGCGGACGCACCGGCCAGAGCCGGGACCTGATGACTCCGAGTAAGCCGGGGGACCAACAGCCCAGGAGAAATACCTGGGCTGCCTCGTTTCTACTGCTCGGCCAAGAACCGTTCCATCGGGTTGTACTCGTCCTTGGCGTGATGCATGTGCTGGTTCGCCGTCGGATCCGCATGGTTCATCTTGGGCATGACCGGGCTGGCGAAGGTGTTGGCCAGCGCGTCGGCAATGTCCGGTGAGAAGCCCAGGCGCGCCTTGATGTGCTCCTTGGGCTCGACGATGATCTGGTCCTTCTTGAGCGTGTAGGTTGGCGCTGTGAGCTCCTTGGTCAGCTCATCGATGATCGGCAACGGAAGCGTGCCGCGGTCCTTCACCCACTCGGCCATCTCCCAGTGAACCTCGGCGCGCTTGTTGTAGAACCGCTGGTCGGTCGCCTGGCCTGAGCCATAGACCGGGACGCAGGCGAATCCGGCCTGGCGCAGACCATCCTCGACGCCGGCGCCGTAGCCGCCCGAGCCATCGACGAAGATCATGTCGGGCATCCACGACATCGCGATCTTGGCCACGTTGGCGACGATGACCTCGGTGCGGGCCGCGCGTAGGATTAGCGGTACCGACGCGAACAGGCCCTGGCGCGGGAAGATCACCGTGCGGTCGTCGCCGAAGCGGGCCACGTCGATGCCCAGGACCTTGGCGGCGTGGGTGTAGGCGCTGGGCGGGCACTGGCGCTTGACCGATCTGGTGCAGTCATCGGGGCCGAGCAGGGCGTTGATCGACGACGGCGGGAATCGGCCAAACACGTTGACCAGGACCCATGGGTTCTCTTTCCCGAATCGCTCGATCTGCTCCTTCGCCCACTTCACGTCCACGCGAGACGAGCGCTTCGGATCATCGGGATCCGACGTGATCTCGGTCATGTGCCACTGTTCGCGATCCGTTGTGCATGCGCGCCACAGCGGGCCGCTGGTCATGGTTGGGTTTCCGGCCATCACGATTTTGGTGTCCTTGCCGGTCGCCAATCCGGCCTCAGCTGCGACCATCACGCTTTCGGGGATGCTGCCGACCTCGTCGATCACGAACATGAGGTTGTCGGCGTGGAGTCCGGCCAGGGTGTCGGCCTGCTGCGTCGAGTCGGCGCCCTTCGACCAATTGCGCGCGCTGCACCACCACGTCTCTTCATGGTGCTTGCAGACGATGCGCGTCTTGCTCCAGGTGAACTGCGACAGGAGCAGCGGGCTGTTGTGCTGCCATTTGGCCAGCTCGGTCCACAGACCATCCGAGAGGTTGTCGCCGCTGATCGATGTGCAGGCGATCTTCGGATGAAGCCTGGTCACCAGGAAGTTCCAGATCATCCAAGACAGGACGGCGGTCTTGCCCGGACCTTTTGACGCCCGTGCGCCGATGCGCCGATGCGTTGGGAACGCGGCCAGCATGTCGGCCTGCCATCCATCCGGCTCGGCCTTGAGGCATTCTCGAACGAACGCGATGGGGTCTTCGCGCCAGCGGCGGATGGTGTCGGATGCTTGGCTCATTTGATGATCTCCAGATGTGTCCAGCGTTTCCCGTTGACGACCTGACTGACGGTTGCCCCACACAGACCGAACCTCACCGCAAGGGCGCGCTGCGTCACTCCACCAGCGGCGTATATCCGTCTGATCTCCAGCACGATTTCATCCGTCAGCTTGGCCATCGGGTGCTTCTCGCCTGTGGGGTGCGCCGATCTACCCTTGAGCGCGCGATCGGTATTGTTCAGCCCGTTCGTGCCGGCCCAGAGATGCTTCGGGTTGCAGCACGCTCGGTTGTCGCAGGAGTGGCAGACCGCTGGCGGATTCTGGTCGTGGGCGATTCCGAAAGCAATGCGATGGGCACGCAATGAGTGCGAAGTGCTCGCGAACTTTCCGTAGCCGCGATCACTCTTCAACCCGAGCCATGGCCAGCACTCATCTTCGCCGCCGCGCTTGACCTTGGACCAGAAGAGATCGACGTTGACGCTGAAGGTGCGGATGTAGTTATTCATCCCACCAGCTTGTCATGGACCCTCATGTAATCAACCGGGCTTCTTTTCCGGCGGCTTGGGCAACGACTCACTCACCAGCTCTTCAAGCGTCAGATGCCCCGAGTGCTCGACCGCCGTCTTCTCGCGCCAGTCCTGCGAGCGCTTGTTGCTCAGGAAGAACTTGATCGCGTGGACATCGGGCGGGTAGTGGGACTCCTTGTGCTCGTAGCCCTCAGCACGTTTCATCAGCGCGCGCTCGACACGATCAATGGCGTCGCTCTTGCCCTGGGCTATTGCTGCGGCAAAAGTCGGATGTTCGTCGATCCACCTGGTGACGGTACCGCGGTCGATTCCAAGAGCTTCGGCCAGATCCATGTATGACTTGCCCGCGGCCATCATCTCCCTGGCCACCTTGGGTGACTCGATGATGTCGAACTTGGACGGTCGACCGAGCGCGTCGTGATCCTTGGTGAGCTTTTTCTTCATGCGCAGTTCAGGCTAGCCGATTTCTTCGCCCGTTCCATCCTCTTGGCTTTCAGCTTGGCCAGGACCTTCAACTTGTGGTCGTGGTACCACTTTCGTTTTCGCTCACGGTCCCTCATTTTCGACGCGCTCAGGCCATCGATCGGTGCCGGTGGTCGCCCCTGAACTGATCCCTGCAACGCCTTCTCGCGTCGTCGTGCAACCCAGATCGAAGTCTGGATGGCATGGGTCAGGCGCTTGCGCTGCATGCTGCTGAGCAGGTGCAGATCGAGGCGCCAATCCGCCGTGCACAGAGCTACGAGGCGATCGAGGGCGATGGTCATGGCTCGGTCCAAGCTGCGGCATTGACCTCGGCATCCGCCTGGCGCTGAGGATCCTCGGTGCCCCTACGGTTGCGGTACGGATCCATGGGCGGTGGCCGGCAGAGCTTCATCGCCGCCATGATCGTCCAGGCGTAGTGCACTTTCCGGCGCACCTGATGCCCGCTGAGGCCCGATCGCCAGTCGCCCACGCTCGGCACACCCAGTGACTCGGCGAGTCGATCCCTGAGCCCGCACTGGCGCATGACGTGTTCCTGGACCTTGGCGAGTTGCCAGTCCTCGAGCACGATGGCGTCGACCTTGCCCGAGATCCCCTCGGGGTTGCCGCATGCCGCCATGGGGTTCGCGGTCCTCGACCATACCTTCGCCTTGGCTCGGAACAGCGTGCGGTCGAGCATCTTGACGTCGTCGACGAAGGCCTTGTCGAGCTGGTCGAGGATCCAGTACCAGCCGCGGTCGTAGTCTTGCTCGAGGGCGACGGTCTCGCTCGACTTGGAGACCTCAGCCTTGGTGTTGATTGGAATGGGCACTGGTTGTTCCTGGTGGTGGGGTGATGCCGGCGCGCTGGTAGTCCTCGGTGGTGAGGCGGTACCGATCTTTGTACCACCTGGCCCACTCGTCGACCATGATCCGCTGCTTGCCCGGTTCCTTGAGATGGACGACCCCCTGGAGGGCGGTCAGGGCTTCGATGCTGAGGTCCCAGCCGTAGAGCGCCAGGAGGGTCTCAGCCTGATCCCGGCCATCCCGGAAGACGATGAGCTCAGGGATCACGGCCTGGAGATCGCCGAGTCGGGACTGCCTCGGGTTGAGCGGAGGGGGGGTGGGCTTGCCGATATCCATTTCATCGATCAAAGGGGTAGCCGCCGCCGCCGCCTCAGAAGGACCCACAGGGGACTTCTGATCTGCTTCTCCTTCTCCTTCTCCTTCTCCTTCTCCTTCTCCTTCTCCTTCTCCTTCTCCTTGGGCTAACAAAGCTTTACCGTGGTTTACCCGGCTAACTTTTGTTGACGTGGTTGTCTTCTTGCCCTTCCTTCGCTCGGCCATGTAGTTGCGCATATACTCGCGGCGCTCATCTTCACTGCGCCGATTTCTGTAATCCTCGTAATTCACAAGTGTATATCCACCATCTACTTCCACGACTCTACGACCTTCCAGTGTCTTGGTCTTGGAGTATGGATCTGGCGCCATAAGTTCAGCAAGCGCCTGCTTGGTTTCCTCCAATGTCAAGTTAGCTAACCGTGCTAACCCAGGCAACGCAGCCTCAATGAAACCGGTCCCGTCCGCTCGGGCGAGCATGCTCACGAAGAGCAGGCGGGACTCTTTCGACCCCGACCAGAGGGAGGACTCGGTGATGTTGCTGAAGAGTTTGGCGTAGCTCATGGTGACCTTGTAAATACGGTAAACGTTTATTCAAGAGGCTGCTTGCCAGGAGGCGATTCCCGTCACTCACAGGCCACATCGGGCGCCGGTGTACCCATGGCATGGTCAAGGGGGAGATCGTGGCACGGCGGTCATCCTGGGCGGCGGCGTTCATAGCCCGATGGTCTGCTGCTGGCCGATGGGATCGGCGACCGCAATGCGATGCCGGGCGACGGCGGCATAGCGCTCGTCGAGCTCGCACCCGACGAAGTCGCAGCCGGCCACAACCGCGCCGGCGCCGGTGGCCCCACTGCCGGTGAACGGATCGAGGACTACCCCCCCCCTGGGGCACACGACGCGGCAGAGGTATTCCATCAGCGGCACAGGTTTCTGGTTCGGATGGACGAGCTGATTCGGATCGACGCGCTCGAATGGGAGCACCGATGCCGGGCGCCGGTTGGGGAACGCGAACTGGCCCTTGATGGCGAACCAGATGTCTTCATGCCGCGGGCCGAAGGAGGCCTTCAGGTCTCCTGTGCCGTGGATGAGCTTGTCCCAGATGACCTGGCTCTTGACCGTCCATCCGGCCTTCTCGATCGCCAGGCGGAAGACCTCGGCGACATCCCAGCGGCAGAAGCAGATCAGCGCGGCGGCCGGCTTGGCGATGCGGTAGGACTCCGGGAGCCAGTCGACGAAGGGGACCATGTCATTGGCGATCTTGGCCAGGAGATCGCTCTCCGTCCGATGGTTCGACTGGAAATCAATGCCGTAGGGCGGGTCGGTGATGATGGCGTCAACGGACTCAGCCGCGATGGTGGGGAGGATTGAAAGTCAGTCGCCGTGGCGAACTTCGAAGGTCATCTCGGCCTCTGGTAATTGGTAGATGGGAACCCCTGCTCACCCTCGGGGTATCGGACGACCCGACTACGCTCCGGGAATCTTCTCCTGGTCCGGGTCCTCCTCGCTGTCGACGACGAAGGCGACCTCGATCATCGACCAGCTCTTGAGATCCTCGTGGCTGGTCTTTGGCACGGTGGACTTCACCTGCGCGTGGACGTTGATCAGGCCGGCTCGTAGGTGCGCTCGAACTTGTCGCCCGGGCACACGTAGATCTCGCCGTCGAGGCCGGTGATGATCCAATCGCCGACGCCAGCGTGGTTCAGACCGGTGGCATTGCGCACGGCGACGTAGCTCCAGCTATCGTGCCAGATGATGGTGTCCTTCGGCACGTCGAGATGCTTGAAGTTGCCCTCGGGGTCCTTCAGCATCTCGGCTGTGACCTGGAGTGCTTCGATGATGATGGGCTTCTTGCGGTACTTGGCCACGGGAGATCTCCTACAGTTCAGTGATGATGACAATAGCGGCCCCGTCCTTGAGGACCTTGCCGCGGCGAAGTGTGAGCTCGTCGACGAGGCTGTCATCCCGCCATATACCGGCGTGGGTGAGCGCGTCGAAGATGCCCTTCAGGTGGTTGTCGATGTCGCGCGACCGGCGATCGGGGGCACGCAGTTCGATATCGATGCGAACCGGCGCCTCGAATGCCGTCGACCTGGCCGGTCCCATGATCTTGCGAATGGCGGCATGCACGTCGGTGCGGTAGAGGCGGGCACGCTTGGTCAGCGACATGACGACGCGACCACCCGGGACCGGGAATGGCTGCCAGTAGCTATTGACGCTCGGAGGCCAGGGGAGCGTCAGGGCCAGCGATGCCTTGACGATCTCGGCTGGAGGGAAGATCTCGGTCTGGTTCATGTCCCACCATCCAGCACCCTGATCGCCTCATTCAACCCATCCAGGTGCCCACTCGTCGCCGGTATCACCGTCGCCAGCTTCCTGGCCTCAGCGGCGACACGCTCTAGGGCGGCGAGGCGGCTCGCCCCCCTGCCCCGCTCGGCCAGCTCAGCGAGGCTGGCATGCAGCTCCTCTATCTCCTTCTCAGCATCGTCGTGCAGCCTGGACATAGCCTTGGCGGTCTGCGCATTGGCATCCCGTTCCGCCAGGGCGGCATGCAACGCAGATTCCACCGCCGCCGCTGGCCCAGATGGGGCGGGGGCGCGGG